CTTCTACGACTAATTTCTTAGTATCTTCTTTAGCGTTTTGCTTTATCTGTTCTATAGTAGCCTCATGCCCAACCTGCATGAGATAGTCATAGTCAGTCTCTAGAAGATTGAGCATACCCTGCATCAGGACATGAGCGGGGCCAACATCTTCAGTGTCCGTAGTATCATACGCTCTGACGGTTACACTGTCAATATCGGAGGGATCAAATACTATGTACATTCTTCCTGTAGCAAGAGAGAACGACTCCTCTTCTATCCTAGCTTTCATACTTTCAGGTATGTCACTGTTTTCTTCAGTAAAAGTAAAAGTAAAGTCGTCATCATCGTCACTCATCGAACCACTCCACTGGTATCTTTTTATGCGCCCAATCAAACCCGTGGCGCTCTGCCCAAGCAGCGTGTGTAGTCTTTGATCCCTTGTATATTTTTTTGTTTCCATTAGCAAAAAAGAACTTCACTTCAAAGTCTGGGTTCTGCTTCTTGACAAGCAGATGTTTTACCCTGTCCTGCTGAGTTAGTCGTCCCTTAACTTCTATGTACATATCATTTCTAGGTATGTAGAAGTCAGGTATATATACTCTTGGGTCAGGTTGGTACGGTATCTTATCAGGTTCAAACTCAAAGGATATGCCTCTGCGACCAAGAGCAACTGCTACCTCTGCTTCAAACTTTGATCTAAATCGCATAGTAATCAAACTTGTTTTTATTTTCTGGGTTAGTATTTAACATCTCAATGTACCCCTTTTCTAAATCTTTCTGCACGTAAGCTGGGGACGTTTCTTTAACTATTGAGAAACTTATTGAAGGAAATATAACTAACCTACCTTCTCTTAGAAAAGACCGTATGTTGTGAAAACATTTTGCTACAGCCATAGAACCTTCGTAGTTAAATTCGTCCGGCGTCCATACTCCATTGTCAGACATATTCTTTCTATATATAATCTCTAGTTTACTATCTTCACGCAAAGACTTAACTAACAAAGCTTCCGTATGGGTGCTGTCTAATTTTTGTGTATCAAAATATACAAAAGCAGCTTTGTCGTTGTACATAGTTTCAAACTCACTAATTCTTTCTGTAAGAAATAAAGCCATTAGATTTCATCCTTCACATGCTTTGTGTACCAGATTCTAGGTTTTGTATTAGCCGTTGATGTAGCCTTCTGCTTGTACGCAGCTTCCGGCCAGCAGTATTTTTTGTAACCACAATAGGAACAAGTTCTATTCATTAGTCTGTTGCCAGTGCGCTTAGTCTCCCCGGTAGCTTTATCCTTATAGCTTTCAGGCTCATCGCCAAAGGACTTCTTAAACTCTGTGCCGCCTAATACCTCTCGTATATTAGTATCGGCTAACTGTAGTGCCGCTTCTCTATCCTCATCCTGCACAAGCGGTGCTTCACAGACGGCCCATTCACCTGTAGCCTTATTAATAGCTATCCAACCACCAAACTTAGAACCAGCAGCTTCTGCATAGAGATAACCCTGTGGCACGTAACCAAACACATCATCTTTTTTGATGTTGTTGTAGCCACGATTAGCGGCAAACTTCATAGAGAATGAGCCGGGAGCCGCACTCTTTATGTCATATATCTTATCGTCTATCTTCACATCGTAAGTACCACGAAGAGTAGTGCCACCTATATCTAAGCTTACACCTTCCTGTTCACTTTGTATGTTTATACCTGCAGCTTTCATAACAGTAACTGCAATAGCTTCTATCATATCACCAAATAGAAACTTCATTACTAATGTGTAGTCTACATCTTCTTGTGCATCGTCCCTCATGCCCATCTTCTGTTGGCAGAGAGGTTTACCCACGCCTGACATTCGTACCTTTATATCCGGCTTCTCACTAAACTGACGTTCTATAGCAGAGCCGCACATCTCCTTAAACTCTTCGACAAGGTGAGGGGGAAGACCTTCGCCTTCGCCCCTCGACGCCTTCTCAAGGAAATGCTGTACTTTATGTAGCAGCATACTCGACACTAGGCACTCTCAAGTTCTTTTGCAATGTCTAGGTCTTCCCTTGCCAGTACAGTGTCTTTGCGTTCATTGTACTGTTTCAATACTCTAGTGTTCCACTTGTTAATGTCCTCCATAAAGGTATTGAGTAGTTCAATATCTTTATCAGTTACCTTAATAGGTTGAGGTTTATCGAACACAGGAGTGTAATAAATAACGCTACCATTTACATTACGCTTAGTCGATATCTTAGCCTTCTGACCAAACATAATCTTATTAGATGGCACCTCACGAATATAATTGTTTACAGGCATAAAGGCAGAGCCACGGGCAGACCAAATAAATGGTGTACCTTTTAGGTCTACCTCTTCACCATCTGCAGTAGCAGCGTTATCTGCTTTAATGATTGTACCGTAGATAACCTGCGTACACTTGATGCTCTTTTGTATAGCATGTTCTAGAGAGTTAGTGGACAGGTTAGCTATCTCATCTTTAGCTAGTTTACCGCACTTGTTGCCGCCGCTGGTGTCAGGAAAGTCATCGCTAAGTGATGGAGCGAGAACTGTGCGAATCGAGTCTTCTGGATTCTCTTGGTTCCACAAGTCATAGGAGTAATAGCGTACAAAGAAACGCGCTTCAATCTCCTTAGCATACACAGTCTGATCATTTACACGCAGACGAAACGAACCTTTAGGCAACGTGTCACCCTCTTTGTTCTCGTTCTGCTGCTCAATGGCTAATCGTGGTAGTCCTGCTGCTACTTCAGGACGGCTATTATCAACCTGTCCTATCATAGCAGCTACTTTAGCGAGGTTCTCTTCATTTACCTCTTCTATTTTCATTAGTTCGCTCATGTATTTATCTCCTGTAAATTGAGCCAGTCAGTACCTATTTTCAATTCTATCTCAATAGGCATATCAAAGTCAATACCAAACTCTCTACTACATTCTTCTGGTATACAAAGCATACTCCTCCTTAATAGTTCTATCATCTGGTCTTTCTCATCTGGATGTACGTCCATTATGATTGAGTCATGGACTGTATTTATAATTTTACTTTTTAAATGTTTCACAGCTCGTAGGCTTTTGTGTAGCCGTATCAAAGCTAGGGGTAACAGGTCAGCCGTGGCAAAGCCTTGGACAGGGTAGTTCTTAATAGAGGTAGCCCCCACCGCTGTTCCGTGTCTGGTATACTTTGCGTAG